ACCCAGACAGAGGCGGCTTTTTCAAGCCACCCCTGAGTGATCTCCGCACCCGTAAGGGTCAGCCACTCGGAAACTAAGTTTCTAGGTTGGCATCGCCAGGCGAATGCGTCAGCACCCACACCCAACATTGCGGGCCCGCCATTCGGTCCAGACTTCGCGGTGAAAAGTATGTCGTATGACGTTGTCGTACGACGCTTCTCAACGGAGAGGTCTTTGGGATCCTTAATTGGCGACGTACCCCATAGTTTCCAAAGAACTGGGACAAAGTCCCGGAACTCGGAAAAGATGGAACACCTGGAGAAGTCCGGGTGAGGAGTCTGTATCGTAGATAACAGCGTGTCATCTACAATCCAGGATCCTTGCATCGCTTTATAAGAATTAAGTACGGATGCCCAAATATGGAACATTCGTACATTCCCAGATCGAATGGCTTGGCGAGCATATAAGGGGAGAAAGGAAGGTAATCCGTTCCGTAAAGATATACGGCGACCCAATTCCTGGGTTGTCGTCATCTTTTTACCTCCAACGTATGAGTTCAGGACAAAAAGTCCCAACTTCATATGAAGGATGACGGAATTGATTCCCTGAAATTTCGCCAGCTTTCGCAGGTACAGAGCAAACGAGTTCATCTCGACTCTGTGCAGAGTTGCAGTCTTAGAGCCTGTCCTCCACCACACCAGTAAATCGTACCAGCGTAGTAGAAGCTCTCTTATGTTTCCATAAGAGACGGGGATCATCAGACTTTTCACCGTCCCGCTGAAATTCTTCTTCAGCTTTAAGAAGTCGGAGAAAGGTGTGTCAAATAGGTGATAAACCCGTTTGGCAGCGGCCTTCCGAGACTTCCGCGAGCCTGTGTAAAATTCACTCAGAAATGGGTGGGTTGAAGCAGGGGGAGTTTTAGTTGTGGACGTGGTAGATGTAGAAGCGGGGGAAGCAGAAGTGGTTACTTTTGAAGTCCCAGCTTTGGCCAGAACTTTTAAAGTATGGTCATTTGACAGGGAAACACGTAACTGCCGTATGTAGTCTTGTTCCGTAAGGTACAAGATGGAAGACGGCTCCATGGGGTCTACGACCGCATGGAATCCAGCTTCAACCTTCTCCCAATCTACGTCTTTGTATAGGCGATGATTAGGTAGTCCGGCTACAAACGCTGTAGTAGAAAATGATTGGAATGAAAATTTCATCATGAGTATACACAGTTTTTGAAATCATCTCATTGAGATGATGTAGGTCCAACCCCTCTTTGGAACTTTCGTTCCGGAGCAGATCGGTTGAGGCAAACCCAACTCTGGCAGGTTTCATGACCGCACACGGCGTAGTGAATAGTCACCAGTACCGGGTACGCCCATTCCTCCGTACCATCGCAAAAGGTCAGGAACGTCGCCTCTCGAGTCGTCAGTAGGAGGAAGCCCGATAGGGTTGTCTTCATGTAAGGTTCTCATTGTGGAGCTGTCCGAGAAGATGAGGCGGTTGCCTCTATTCAAAGATCCTCCTTAGTGAGACAGGGTCTGACCCTTAAGACCCGATCCTTTGCACGCAAGATAGCCCTTAGGCCACCTCCTGGCAAACGGTGTACGGATCTAGAGTAATCAGATTGACTCTCAGGATAGTCTTCGTTCTCTTCTCTTTCAGCTCGGGTCTTGTGAAAGACAACCCACACGGGTCCTACTGCGGTCTGGTCCCTAGGAGGGTACCTGTCTCATTGACAGGCCCGACTAGTACCACCACGGTATGGAATTTACCGGTGTTCCGAGCCTCTCGAAAGAGTACTACGACAGGAAACGCGGCCATGACAATTTGTGGCCTCGTGCACTGATATAGTCAGCGCCTGCTAGAGAAGAGGTGCCGTCTTTATGACGCGCATAGATCCCGTCCCTTCCTTAACTTTTTACAGTCTCGAAAGAGACGGGAGGTCCATGTGGAGCGTCGATAGTCTCGGCGCGCGGGGTTCATAAC